TTTAATAATTATTTCAGCGCCCATCGTTGTGTTAATGTGGGCAGTCATGTCAGACGATCCTGAAGCAATGGAGAAGGTTAAGTTGTTTTTTGAATATTTCCAATCACTTCCTAGTTGGTTTACAAACCTGTGGATTCTTGTCGTGGCTAGTATTTTTGGTATAAAAGGCACACAAATTTTTAGAGGTAAAAAATAAACTTGCTTTACATAAATAAAATGTTACATACCTTTAATGATTAAAGGTGATAGCGCTGATTATAATCTTTTAGAAAAATGGTCCAAAGACTTTGACTGTCAAGGTCACTATTCTTGTGAGATAGGTGTTAGAGAGGGTAAAGGATCAAAAATAATTATGGATAATGTTATCAATAATTATTTTCACATAGGAGTAGATCCTTACGGAGACATTAAATATAAGCATTTTGATAATGATGAAGACTTCTATTGGGATGGAACTGTTGATGGAAGACCACCTACTTATCCCAATTCAATGCGAGACACCATGATTAAAGATTTTGAAGATTATACAAGAAGGGGTAAATATCATTTTGTAAATAAAACAGATATAGATTTTATGTACGATGATGATTACAAAAGAATGATTTTTTCTTTTGTTTTTTTTGATGGACCCCATACGACAAAGGATGTAGTTAGAGAAGCCATATGGTTTGCTGATAGATCAGCTAATAATACAAGATTTGTATTTGATGATCATAAATATTATGGAATGGATAAAATAGCTCACGTATTAGAAAGTTGGAAATTTAAAACAATTGAAGTTGGTGATAATAAAGTTTTGTTGGAGAAAAAATGCTAGATCCAACAACAGTAGATATAATTAAAAATCACTTACACAAAGAAATTAAGAGTTCTAAAGATCACATTTGCTATAGTGTTGAATCGGTAGAACAATTAATGTATGCTAGAGGCAAAATCAATGCTTACGAGGCATTGCTTCAGGATATTAAAAACCTGCAAAAGGAGGATATAGATGGTACAGTTGATTAAACCTAAAATACCAATTATCGAAAAAAAAGATAAAGGTAATGAGGAAGAATCACAAATTC